TAGAATTGGAATGGTGTAGATAACACTTGTTTATTTCCAGTATAGTTCTCTGCTGTTGCGTATATAAATGTTTCTTTACTACCTTTAACATATGCTATTGGTGCAGACCATGCGCCATTAAGAACAACATATATGCTACCAGCTAATGGATCTTTAGTGGTTCCTGAAGTTACCTTTAACCAAAGATCACCATCAACATAGTTCACTACATTTGTTGGTGCAGCAGTACTGATAACATCAAACCTTTCTAACGAATCCGGATAATCACCAACAAAAGAATATGTTGGGTGTGTTTTTGTCATTGGTTTAATTAAATATTCTTCCTCACCGTCAGCCATTTTATAATTTGTTACAGTACTAGTTGTTCCAGATACTGAGAACATTCTTTGTAATTTCTGAGAACCAATTGCTGTTCTATCCCAAAGTTGATCATCATCAGCGCCAAAACCAGTACCTTTCTTATCCCATAAGAAATATGGTACTTTCTGTGTATAATCACCAAGTCTATTGTTTAAACAATATCTAACAAAAGAACCATTTTGATCTAATTTAAAATCAATCGGTGTTGGACCCCAGTTACTACCGTTTTTGAAGTAACTCATAAACGTAGTATCTTCAGGATCTAAGAACTCACCATTGAACATAAAGTAATGAGGTGTGTCTAAATCAAATGCTTCGATACCAGCTTCACAGTTAATTGATATTAATTGTAAAACATCACCATCCATTACCTGACCAAAATTATAACCACTATTTGTAAAGAATGTGTCAACATCTGATTTAGCTGCCGAAACATCCATTCTATAGTTAATAACGTGTTCAACAACATATGCTGGATCTTGATAAGATGTTGCTGTTAAATCTCTTATAACAGAACAGTTAGGATCAACAGCTGGGTCGTAACAAATCTCTTTGAAGAATTCGTCCCTAACCCCAACGTCATAGAATGTTGTTGGATGTAATATTTCTTTATAGCCAGTATATGAATGCCCAACAAATACTTTAGATGTTGGATTATATGGTGTACTTCTGTAATAGAATCTTTGATCTAAAACATTAAAGAAAACTAATTCGCTTGGATATTTTGAACCTCTTTGATTTAAATCAAGTGCGGCTTTATTGTCCCATCTTATTCTGTAATCAAATTTAAAGAAGTATAATAATCCGTGTAACCAGTTATCTATAAATGCATAATTAGTTATACCTCCGCAGAAAAATAATCCAACACGCTTTCTTCTATACCATTCTTGAATAAGTTTTGCATTCTTACTACTACCTTCAACAACAGGTATTACTGTCATAACACCATCTCTAAATTCAGAATAACCTGATTTAGTTTTTCTATCATAATATGTGTTACCAATTTTAGACCAAATTCTCAATCTTGGTAGTCTACCTGCTCCAGAGCTACCAATAATATCAGCTAAAATAGAATATGATGCACTTGGTTTATTTACAGCTTCAACAAAACCAGCTGGATAACCATTTTCTGGATTTACAGGAACATACGTACTACCGTAAGTTCCACCTGTGGACCACAGATATGCTTGTGATAAAGTTTCATCATATGCTTTATCATATTTATTACAACCTTCTTCAATGGCAATTGTGTTAGCAGTTTCATCAGGATTAAACTTAAGTTGACTTCTATCATAAATTCTAATAGTAACATAAGTTCCTCTATCACCAAAATTACCAAAACCATTGGCACCACCATCATATCCTTCATAGTTAAAACCTGATATTTCAGCCCATTCACCGTGACTGTAAACTATCGCTTCAACTGCTGATCCAGCAGCATTATATGAACCAAGAAAATTAACCCAACCACTTAAATTAGTTGATGGGTAACTACCATCATTAAGCCAATGATCTATTCTATTTTCAGTTATACCATAACTACTAATATATGCTCTATCATTTAGTGCACCATTTTGTGTAAAATTAAGTTGGAAATTACTAACTGAAACAGATTTTTTAACGGTCATAGGTGATGTATATGGTAAGATAGTATCATCAATTGTGGCAACACCATCTGCAATAAATCTGGCATTATTGTTATCACCAGAAATTGGTGTAACCGTTAAATTATCTAAATTTTCTAATATCGCTTTTGTAGCTGCTTTGGTACTACCTGTTAATACAAATGTTGCACCAGCATCTCTTGCACTCGAACCACTAATTACCGCTGAACTATTAGCATCAGTACTTGTGTTAATTGCTATTGGGATTAAGAACACATCAGAATCTTGAGCACCAACACCTATTACTTTAAATTTAATTTCACCAACAGCATAATATGTGTTTGATAAGTTAACACTGTTTACTAAGGATGTATCATCTGTTGTACACTCTTCACAGTCAGGATATGTTGTTAAGGCTAACGTTTGAGTTCCATTAACTTGTAATCTATGTGCTGTATCTTGAAACTGTTCACCTATTCTAGCAAAAGGTCTCCAGTTAAATGGCCAACCAAAGTAAATCGCATAAAGTGCTTTACCCACAGTCATGAAAAAGCTACCTATTAATTCGAATATAAAATTTAGAATTAAAGCAAAAATGAACTGTAAGAATAATAATACTTGTGAAATTAATAAACCAAACTTTGTTCTGTTTTTAAATGCAAAATTCGTAGGCACATAGTTTGCTGAACCAGCACAATCATCTTCACCATTTGGTCTAATTTCTTTTATACCTAAGAAAGCATCTCTTCTAGTTAAACCAAAAAGTTTTTCAACTGCAGATACTTCATAATGTGATCCCTGGAAAGATGATGGGGTATAAACCTTACCATAAATGAATTTATAAAAATAATCTTCAGGTATGTTATTATTATTCGTACCTAATAACAAAGCTTTTTTATGGTTTCTTTCATCCGTAGTTAAAGGTTCTAATGTAACAGTGTCTGGTGTTTTAACATGAATGTAATCTTCAAATACATCAGAGAAAACATATGATGATAATATAGCTTCACTATATTCATTTACCTGACCACCAAAAGTTTTGTTAAATTCTCTAATGTTAGGAATTAAATACACCGCTGACGTTGTACCTCTTGTTGATCCTTGTGATGAACCTTCTAGTTCAACTTTAAGTCTAGCTACAGTTGATGTGGCAATACCTTTGTTTGGATCATTTGTTGTTTCTGTTTCACCGAATTCGTTTGTGTAAACATAATCTAAATTCATTGGGATAACAGCCATTGATGTACCGTCTTCATCAAGGGTACCTGGACTAAAATATTCTAGTTCTGGGTATTCATTACCATCGGTTCCTATAACTTTATTACCTGTAAATCTAACACCCTGTATTTTACCAGCACTTGTTTGTAAATTACATTTGTAACCACTTTTTCTTCTAATAACACCACTTCTTTTTACCGCATCACTATCTGAGTCAGTAACTGATGAAATTAAAACTAAAGATACTGGATCTACTTTTATACCATAATTAGATAAATCAAAGTCAGCTCTGGTGATTCCTATTTGACATAGATCAACATTACCCCAGAAAGGCGCAACGTCTACTGTTTTGTCAAAGGAAACAATTTGAGGTAATCCATCAATATCAGTATCTGATTTGAATTTGTAATATCTGTCGAATCTATTTGGATCTTCACCTTGTCTGATAAAATCAAAAGGTCTTAAACTAAAACAACCCATATCTGATAAATCAACATCGATATGTAATTGTTGTTCTCCTAGTGGTACACCCCATATCATGAAGTCACCAGCTGAGTTTGTTTTAACAGTATATTTGTAATATTTTTCAAATACCTGTAAAACTTCTTCTCTACTTAAAATATCTGTTTGATCCGGGAAAGTACCTGTTGGTGTGTGTCCACCATGTTGTTTTCTGCTCGGTAATAGGTTATAACGATAACCATCTTCATTCTTATCAGCAATAACTTTATATGGATATAAAGTGGAAATTACCGGATCAGCTTCGTCTGCCGTATCCAAAGGGATTAAGATTGAAACTCTAGCGTTTGGGATACCTAAACCATTGTTTGCTGTAATTCTACCACAAACGACACCGTAATCCGCACATAATGATGTATAAGCATCTTTTTGTGTGAATTTTAAAGACAAGATCTCTAAAAGATCATAATCCTGCTTAAGTTCAACAGTGATTTTTTTGTCTTTGTTTAAACGAGTGTTAATCCTATGCTTTTGTATCATACTAACTATAAATAGAAACTTCTCAATTTTCCTCTAGAAAAAAGATAAGTAAAAATGTTGTTAATATGTAGTGGTACCTAATGTTTTAACCCTGATTTTTATGTCTTTTTGAGGGAATCTAACCTGGAATATTTGGTTAGCCTTCATGTATATGGTTAAATCATTTTGCTGGATCTCTTTTGTTGCTGCATCCTTGTAAGATTGTGAGACTTCTGAAGATGAATATTCTCCACCTATTTTGTTAAATACTCTCACGTCTATTACGTTCACAACACCGGAAACGTTGTTTATTTCCTTCATTAATTCACCAACGAATAATGGATCTCCCATTTTTCTTTTATCTATTGAGAAATAGTCAGTGGTTGTTGAGATGACATCTCTTACCACTTCACCTTGATTTTGGTTCTTATCTAACAATAAATCAACTTCTAAACCTAAGTCAATAACTTCACCACTAACAATATCAATATAGTCATTAATCATTCTATATTGTGATAGGTAGTTTAATATGTTCTGTTTCAATGTGTTAGACACAATATTTGTTAAATTTCCATTCTCATCATAAGAAAGTAATTTAACTCTAACCTTATTGTCTTCTTCCATGACATTAACCTTAGCCGGGGCACCGTATGTTGCTGGCATGGTCTCAATCATTGATTTATAGTCGTTTAATGTAACTGCTCTGTTTTGTGCTGCAAAGTTGTATGAAACCATCGCTCTAAGCTCTTCAACAGTTGGCTGGTCTGATCCTCCAACAGCTGGGGTTACGTTCTTAACAGCTAAAGATTGTGAAACCTGGCTATTAATATCAGCGTTTGGTCCAGTTATAACAAATTCAGAGTTTTCTACATTTGTAATAACACCAACACCCAAATTACTTTCTTTACCACCACCGATTCTATATTTCACAAACAAGGTTGTATCTTGTTTAGGTATTGTTCCTAATGATAGATTATTCAAATATGTTGATAAATTCACCTTTAGTTTATCTGTGATATAGTTTTCAAGATTATCTAATGGATCAACATTACCAGAACCAAAGGTTAAGAAAAAGTAACCTTCTGGGGTATATTCTGTAATGAATTTGTTTTGTACTGGAACATATGTACCTGCTTTGAAATTTGGTCTATCTGACACCGCGGTTGTGTTAGGTACAAATACCTTGTCTTGAACTAGAGATTGAACCTCAAACCACTTGTTAGGATCACTGATAAACTCACTGTAAGCTGGATTACCAGCAAAAGATGTTCCCTCCTTATGAATTACTGATGTAACCCCAAGTACGTTCTTTTCAGGTAAAAACACCTTTAAAAAAGGTTTCTGATCACGTTGAGTAATCACCTTTCTGAAGATCTTAGTAACACCGTTAACCACAGCTTCCCTTTTCACAATAGTGTATGAGGTTAACTTATTGTTATTATCCAAATTAGGTATTTTAAGTCTATTTGGTTCACCTTTACTATTGAATGGGTTTGAGAAGTCTATATCTTCAATTGTTTCAAATATTTGACCGCCACCGGATATCTGAGCACCAGCTCTTAATATACCTTCGTATCTATCGTCATCCTTATCACCTCTAACCGGTACATTGATACTGAAATCACATAAAGCAACTGAAGGTCTTAATCCAGGTATTTTGATACCATATGTTTTTGCAATATGAAATAAAGATTGTCTTTTTTGAGCAAAATCTAACATTGTTTCCTGCCATACTCTATCGATATGGAAATGAAGGTTGTCTGAAACAGCAGCATTTAAGTCCAATAATACAGAATAGATTGACGCGTCGTTTGTGTTCTGAATAACGTCAGGATAATATTCTTTTGTTAAATTCACTAAGTCTTGTCTCAAGCCAGCGAAATCTCTGTTAGTATATGCTATTTTTTTGCTCATATTATATGTTAATAATTACAAAGTCGGAACTAGAAAAAGTGCCGTTATTTGTTGAATAATCAATTCTTATCTTTGCTGTGTATGGTTTTGCTGATGAATCACCGACTCTAAATAATCTAGTGTCCTCATCTTCACTTACGCTTGAAGCACCGTCTTCTGGGTCAAGTTCCGGGTTTGTGATGTTTATTGAGTTTATTTCTAAGTTTGGGATGTATTTCTTTACAGTTTCTCTGATTTCATCTTCAATACTGGTATAAGTTATAACATCGTTTAAATCAAAAATATACTCATATAGTCTAGTACCAAAATCAGGTAAAAAATATCTACTACCCTTTCTAGTCAATAAAAGGTGAATTAGATTTGCTCTAATCTCCTCATCTCTAGTCAGGGTCATTCTAGTATAATCACCTATGGTGCTATTTCTGAATGGAAAGTCTAAACCGAATTTTGTAGCCATATAGATAAATATAAACAATGCTGAAATTGTAATAAATAAAAAATCGCGACACTTTTGATGCCGCGATTAAGTTTTAATCTGGTGACTCGATATTCGCCCCCTGTATTTACGAGTCCTGGATGCTCAAGGTACGCCTTGACGACAGTTTCCTTTGAGGGAGCCACCCATTATTTTTACGAGCCACAACCTTCACACTCAAATGGAGAATCTGTTGGTCTATCTGTGGTCATTACTACTTCAGGTGTCTCTTCACTGATTATGTTGTTTTGAGGAGCATAATTAGTAGATTGTGGTTTTGCTTCAGCCACAGGTTTTACTGTTGACATATCTAAACCTAAACCTTTTAATGGATCAACCGCAGATCGTGTTCTCAAATAATACATACCGGTTTTCAATCCTAATTTCCAACCATATAAATGAGCAGCTAATACCTTTGGTTTTGTTGCATTATCTATGAATAAGTTCATAGATTGTGATTGGTCAATAAAGACGCTTCGGTTTGCAGCCATCTGAAGAATTCTCTTTTGAGACATTTCCCAAACAGTTTTATAAATCTCTTTAACTTCAGTAGGTATTTCTGGGATGTTTTGAATTGAACCGTTTTCCATGATCAATTTCTTTTTCAAATCATCATTCCATAAACCTAATTTCATTAAATCGTTAACTAGGTATTTGTTTACAACAATAAACTCACCACCTAAAGTTCTTCTAGAATATAAATTCGTAGTAAATGGTTCGAAAGCTTCGTTGTTACCTAAAATCTGTGCAGTCGATGCTGTTGGCATTGGAGCTAACAATAATGAGTTACGCACACCATACTTAACAACTTCTTTTCTTAAAGATTTCCAATCCCATCTTCCAGATAAGTCCTTATCAGTTTTACCCCATAATTCATATTGGAAAATTCCTTTTTCGATTGGTGATCCTGCAATTGACTCATACGCGCCAGATTCTTTAGCCAAATCTTTTGACGATGTCATTGCTGCAAAATAAATTGTTTCAAAAATATCTGTTTGCAATTTATCAGCTTCTTCACTTTCAAACGGTAAAGATAACTTACAGAAAACATCAGCTAAACCTTGAACACCTAAACCAATAGGACGGTGCTTGAAGTTTGAGTTTTTAGTTTCTTCAGTAGGGTAGAAGTTTAAATCAATTACATTGTTTAAGTTTCTAACTACTTGATATGTGTACTCATATAATAATTGATGATTGAATTCACCATCTAAAATATATTTTGGTAACGCTATCGATGCTAAGTTACAAACAGCTTGTTCTGTTGGTGAGCTATATTCAATGATCTCAGTACATAAGTTTGAAGACTTAATTGTACCTAAGTTCTTTTGATTTGATTTATAGTTCGCAGCATCCTTATACAACATATAAGGTGTACCTGTTTCAATCTGAGCTGTTAGGATTGCATCCATTAACTTTCTAGCTTTCATTGTCTTTCTTGCAAGACCTTCTTGTTCATATTTTTCATATAAACGAGTGAAAGCTTTGTCTTC